GTCGTCTATGGGAGAGCCAGCCATCAGAACTCTGCCTTTGGCAGCGTCACTCTCCAGTATTCTGTTTCGCGCTTTGTGGCAACGCCTTCAAACTGCTCAAGCTGCTGCAGCTCCTTGACCGCATTGCTGTATTGCCAACTGGTCTTGGTGCAGCGGGATACCTTGATGCCGTGAGCCTTGAGGTTGCCGTCGTCGTCTTTGATGTCGTCTAGATCGCCTGCGGTATACATCAGAGCGAGATCATCCATAAGACGATCAAGGATTTCTTGATGCCGGGCAATTTCTTGCTTGGTGCTGGCGATGACGCCGAGCAGGGTGTCAGGGTTGGTCATGGCAGAACAAAAGAAAAGCCCCCGAAGGGGCCGGTGATCAGAACAGAAGGCCGAGGCAGAAGCTGACGGCTGCGATCCACAGCGCTGCTGTGATCTGTTCACGTGATTCGTTCACCTGCTTCTCAAGCGTGGTGGTGGTGCCGGCCTGTTCGGTGATCAGCTCTAGGAGCTGCGCCTTGGTGGCACGGTTGAGGTTGGTCATGGTTCTTGTGCGTGGTTGAGGCATCGCTGCCTACAGGGAGTATACCCCTAACTGCACAGCACGTCAATCCTGTAGACCAACCCACGCCAGAAGCACCATCACGCCAAGCAAGTTGACGCAGATCAATGCCATTACTGGCCAAACAGGATCAGTCATCAAAACTCCGGTTGATTCAGCATCAAAAACGCATCCCTAGCGCCCTGCCACTCAATCACCGCTGCATCCACATCAACCTTCTGCAGTGTTGTGCCGCCAGGCCGTGACCACAGCACACCAGCCTTCTGTACATACAGCTTTGGCCAGTGCAGGCTCAACATCCCCAAGTACCCGCCAAGCTGCGGGCTCACGTCATACGGGCTGGCATCAGCCTTGCCTTGCGTCTTCAAATCAACCAACACCAGTTGCTGATGATCGTCTTTACGGCGCAGCAGGCAGTCAAAACTCCCGGCAATCTGCCGTTCAACATCCGCCAGCCTGTATTCACATGCAATGGCCTCATAGGTCTTCCATACGGAATGCTCCAGTAACGGTTCAACCCATTCGGCATATTCCTCTGGCCATTCGCCCGGATCACCAGTCGTCAAAAAATTCTCCAGCGCCTTGTGTACCGCCTTCCCGCGGGGTTCCCAGATGTGCTTCGTCTCCATGATGCGCTTCATCGCCCACGCATCCTTCGTGCCCTTGCAGACTTGCGTCACGGAATGATTCAGCCACTGCCCCGTCGGTTCCCAGCAGTAGCGGTGTGCTTCCTCGTTGAACAGGATCGGGAGTGGCTGTAGCCACTTGGAAGTCTCTGGGGCTGACGACTTCGACGCGCTCTGTTGCTGTGGGCTCATCTCTGAGAAGGTTGCGGTAAGGACGGGGTGTGAAGCCAGGAATGCGCTTGGCGTCTTCCATTGTGATGACCCAGCCCCGTGATGGCACGTCTAGATCCTGCAGCGTCCAATGCCCTGCAGCAATGCCACGGCGCAGCAGCGTGATGACCTCTGCGGTATCAAATGCTTTTTTCATTTCGATTCATTTGTTCGTGCAAAATCCGCCTAATTACTGCCGCGCTTGATTCGCAAGGTAACCGTTGCTTTTCAAGCCAGTCACGCATTTCTGCGGGTAGCACAACATTCAGGCGAGGAAGCTTTGAGGGCATGTCAAACCAAAGAAAGTTGCTGATGATGGGCGTGCGTTTTGGCTCCCGCAGGCGCGGAAAGAATAGAAATTGCCATAAAAGAATCTCGACGCCATGGAGTGTTACCTAAAATAATATAGGGATCTTTGAAGTTATTTATAGCGACAAATGGATCTACACCCTTTCTGATTGCCTCAAATAAATCCCACTGGACCAACTGCTTGTCAAATCTGTTTTTGAATTGAGAACTTCTGCCGGTTACATAGATTTTGTAGTCTGGAAAAAACAGGCCTTTTTCAAGCATTATTTGTCGATACTCCTGCTCCCTTTCGGTCAAGGGTTTTTGTCTAAAACGCAAAGAGCCGCGCTCAGGAATTAGTAAACCTATCGACTGCTTGAGTTCATTCAACTCTGATTCGTAGCGGTAAAGAGAGAGGATTTTTCTATGAACGGCAATCCGCTCTTGATGCCTAAGTTGACCATCAATGCTTACTAACTTTCCAAACTCAAAACTTTCTGAGCGCGTGTCGTTCGGCGATTTCTCCCCCACAAATGAAAACTGATGCCATCTTCTGACACCTGTTTCTCTGCCGGGCTGGAAAGGTAGGCACACACGAATAAATGAATCGCTTGGCGGATGAAAGGCAATTGTGCAAATGTGAGCTTTTTTGCGTTTGCCTTCTATAATTCTCGCCTGGGCGATGCAAATGCAATTATCAAAACTCTGCATTGATCTTGCTTGTTAAGTAATCACCGTGGCAACGCTGTGGGTAGCACCAGCAGCCAAGAACTTTCCCTTTTAATTCGTCAAGTCGGTTTTGAAGACTGAATTTGCGTGGAAAGAAGATCTCATAAGAATCGCAGACAGTATCCCTGTCGCCGTCGGCAGGCATTTCAAAAGGATTGCCCCAGTCACTATTGCGATCAATGCGAGCGAATCGTCCGGTGGTCTTTGCCCAATGAATCAAGGCGCGGTCAGTTTCTTGGTGCATATTCGCCACTACCGTTCCGCCGTTTTCAACTATTGAACGCCGATCCAGTTCAGACTCGGACCATTCATATTCAGGCCGAACCTGTTCAACAGCGCGAGTGACAATGGTTTCACTGAGCCTGCCGCCGTTTTCCTCTTTCGCTATTTCTTGAGCCCTGCCAAATGCAGCAACAAGAGTCTCGTCGTCGTTTTTGACGGAAACCAAGGGGCGGAGGTGTGTTTCGGGTAGTTCAGGCGTATTAGGCCCGATCGGGCCTAACTCTTTCAGCTTTGCCTCTACTTGCGCTGCGTTGAGTTGCTTGCGGATGGTTCGCTCGTGCAGCTCAGGGAACTCCTCCATGCAGCAGGCGGTGAAGCTGCGGTAGCCAAGTGCTTTCCAGCCCTTACGGCGGTCTAGGTCGTAAATGCGAGCGCGGACGGTGTTGATGCCTCGCTTGATGTCATCGACTGCCTGGCGAGCCTCCTGCTCGTTCATTTCAGGCGCTGTCGTCAGCGTTGATGTCATGGTTGATTCCATTGCGGTGCCACCGTAGCACCCTTTAGATCTCACGCCACAACCGTTCGCGCTCGCCCTTGTCACGTTCTGCCGGCCCCAGCGGATGAATCACGTATCGGGCAGCTAGCGGGCTCTTGGGGTCATCAGCGCCCACATTCGGGCAGAAGGTCAGGTACAGGCCCTGATCGTCGTACTTGCCTATCGGGTGCCCGTAACAGGCATCAGGCGGGGCTGTGCGGGTCGTCGTGACGCTGTAGCTGACCTGCTTGGTCTTGGTGTCGGCGGTCTGCCAGACGTACTTGCCCTTGTTTTCTGGTGCGTACAGTTTCATGTTGAGTCTCAGGTTGGATTAACAGGGATCAGTCTTCGTAAACCCAGCAGCGGTTTTCCTCGTCCCACCACTTGCCGCTTCGCTGCGCCTTGTGCTCTTCCAGGTACACCTCATACTTTCCATCCCGAAGCCAGCGGAACAGGTCAGGAAGGCTGCCTACAAATTCGCCTGCCGCCTTACGGCGTTTCTGATCGGCGATGGCGTTGTTGACGGCACCAAGCAATCGTTCTTCGCCTTCGTTCTTCACCACCTTTTTCCATTCATCAAACGCCTTCGGCTTGGACTGGGCTGAGACTCGCTCGGGTGCTGACTGATAGGTTTTCCACAGGCAGGCGAACGCCTCGCTGTATTCGACCTTTGCCGATTTTTTGGCCTTTTTACAGCCTATTTCTTTTTTTGTGTCCAATTCTTCCCCCAAGAGCGGAAGATCCAAACAGCCATCAAACCCAACAGCCGAAACAGCCTTCCCTTCGCTGGAAGGTTGCTGAGGCGTTAAATCCTGAACCTGCTTCGTTGGGGAGTTACCTAGAGGTGGTGTCCCCGCACCGACACAGTACGCGGGTAGCTTAGTGTCCCTGTCAACCCCTAGCTCCAGTAGATAGGCGCAAAACATAGGCAGGGACAGGGTTCTCGGCTTAAAACGAACCAAGTCTTCAGCCAAATCATCGGGAATTTGCAGTTCAAGGCGCATCGGAGTTTTTCGGGGTCATCCGGGAATTCCCGGGAAACAACGGGAAGAGATTAGCCATAAAAAACCGGGCTGGCAGGTGCGCCACGGCACACTTCACGATTTCTAAAGGCGCGTTTTCCACAGCTCGCCCGTCTCATTCGCGTCTCATCCTCGCCATTCTCTTCATTTCGGTTTATCCTTTCCTTACTTACTTTTTCCGCAAACTTGGCACGCTCAACTGCTGCCGAAATTAACTTCCGCGTTGACACCATTTACGGTCTTTTAACCGAAGGACAATCGCGTGGTCAAATCGTGCAATTCTGCGCGAATCAATGGAACCTGAAAGATCGTCAGGCTGACGAATACATTCAGCGCGCAAGAATTCGCCTTGAACAAGATGCTGATATGGCGCGTCCTGCTTGGCTCGCTGAAGCCCTAGGTCGCCTTCGTACCTACGAACAGTCCGCTTACAAGCGCGGGCAAACGCAGGTCGCCATCAATTCAATCCAGCTCCAAGCCAAGCTGATCGGCTTTGATCTATGAGCCTGCTGGCCAATGCACCTGGCGGCAACCTGCTGGAACCACCATCGTCACAGCAGACAGGGCCAAGCACCGTTGAGGCTTTAGCTCGCATCCGTGGCACCTTGCTGCCGCATCAGCTGGCCTTCTGCGATGACACGGATCACCGCAAACTGGCTTTGGTCTGCGGGTTTGGTGCTGGCAAGACGCACGGGCTGGTTGCCAAGGCTGTTCATATGGCAGCGCTCAATGTTGGTTACGTCAGCGCATTGTTTGAACCTGTTGCGCCAATGCTGCGTGACATTTTGCAGCGCACGATGGATGACTTATTAGAAGAGTGGGAAATACCGTTTGACTTCCGCGTCAGCCCGCTGCCGGAATACACGCTTCATTTTGCTGAAGGCAGCCACACAATCTTGCTGCGCACGATGGAAACATGGAATCGCATTCGTGGGCAAAACCTCTGCGCTATCGGTTTTGATGAAGCGGACACTGCCAATAAGCGCGTAGCAGAGCAGGCCACACGTATGGCCCTTGCCCGTCTTCGTGCTGGCAATGTGCAGCAGTTCTACGCCGCCACCACGCCTGAAGGCTACGGCTGGGCGTTCGACACCTTCGACCGCAACGCTGGTGACGATACGG